GCGTTTTGTTGAATCGATTCAAGCCAGCAAGAAGGGCGGCAAATACGGAGCCGCTGTCTTTGTCTATTCGGCAGAGGAATACCAGGGGATGCGCCTGCTGCTTTCCGAAAGCGGAAAGTCTGGCGTAGCGGTCAAGCCTGACGGAGGCATCGTCTCAGTGTTCTCGACCGAGGGCGCGGGGCGTGCCATGGTCGAGGTTGCGATTGAGGCCGGGGGCACGAAAGCCGATGCGTTCGACACGGTCTCGGGTCAGCTCTACGCCGCTCACGGGATGAGGGTTGTCTCCCGCCTGAAGTGGGACGAGAGTCAGAAGCCAGAGGGCTGGGACAAGGAGGTCTTCAAGAACTACAACAACGGCGAACCTGACGTTGTGTTCATGGTTGTCGATCCAGAATATGTGAGCCTCTACCGGGGTACCGAGGGCATCAAGTCCAAGAGCTACGACGGTGCAGTAAAGGCGCGGCAGAAGGCTCTTCGAGAGGTTGAGCGGAGACCGGTTCCAGACCTAGCCCAGGAAGCCCTCGAAGCTCCAGGCGACCGGGGGCCACGCGGCAAATACATCCCCAGCAGGATGGAGGCGATTCTCTCTGAGAACGCCGACCCGTCGACAGTGATGCACGAGATGATGCATCACTTCGCCAACGTGATGCTCCAGATCGCGACCGAGGGCAACGCTTCGCAAGCCACCATCGATGATGTCGATGTGATGATGCGTTTCTGGAAGATCGAGGGCGCGACCCCTGAAGAGAGGTTGGCGAAGTGGAACTCGATGACCTTCGAGGAGCAGGCCCCGTACCACGAAGCCCTCACCTACAACTACGAGCTGTGGCTGTTCAGTGGCACAGCCGCGACTGTCGGGCTGCGGCGACTGTTCGAGAGAATCCGCACTTACATGGTTGGCGTTTATACGTCGCTAGCCGAGGCCGAGCGGAAGCTCTCTGGAACCTATAGGGCGAACTTCGGACGCGACCTCCCCGGCATGACTCCCGAGCTTCGCGAGATGTTCGGTCGCATGGTTGCGGGCGAAGAAACGATGCGACGCGCAGAGGCTGTCCGTGAGATGGGGCCGATCTTCGAAACAAAGGAGCAGTTCCTCGACGCCGGTAACGACGAGGCGCAGTGGGAGGAATACCAGCGCAAGATCGAAGACGCTCGTCAGCAGATGATCACCGACCTGAACGTCACCAGTCTGCGAGCGATGCAGTGGCAAGAGAGGGCTCGGAGTCGAGTGCTCAAGCAACTACAGCAGGAGCACAAAGAGAAGCGCGAGGCAACTAAGAAGGAGATCCGCAAAGAGGTCGAGCGCGAAGCTGTGTATCGGATCCTCGCTCTCTTCAAGGAAGATAAGACAGGGCTCGATCTCAACTCAGTCCTCGACATGCTTGGCGACCTCGATGAGGAAACCATCGCGGGCATCAAGGAGAAGCTGGGCAAGGTCTTGATCTCTCGTAAAAAGAAACCTCGGGGAAAGCCAAGCCAGGAGGACAGCGAGGCGAGGCAGCGATCACAGGCTCTGATCAAGTGGCAGGAGCGGACCAAGACCAAGCGCCCTGACGACTTCGAGCAGCAGACCAGGAAGGAATACGACACTCTCCGTGACGAGGAGACTGGGGAGGCTGGCCCCAGACAATTCCGCCGGGAGCTGACCTGGGCCGAGGTGCAGGCAGAGATCGATTCGTTAGCACCGGCAGCTGAACGGTGGGAGGAAGCTAAGACCAAGCCAGATCAGTTCGAGATACGCGGCCTCATGCCGGATTTCGTTGCCGAGTTCTTCGAGGGGGATTTCGAAACTGGCAAGCATCTGGTCGCTGCCCTGATTGCAGCTCGACCGATCGAGGAGGAGATCGATGTCCGCACCACGGAGCTGATGAAGGCGCGATACGGAGACCTCAACAGCGAGGAGGCGATCCAAGACCGGATCGAGCGCGCGATCCACACCGAGGCGCGGTCACGGTTTGTCGCTGCTGAAATGAAGTTCCTCGAAGGCGCGACAAAACCGGCGTGGGCCATACTGGCAGCGGCACGCGAAGCCGCGAGGAAGATCCTCGGTCGCCGCCAGTTGAACGACATGGACGTTCACAAGTTCGCGCAGCTAGAGGCGCGAGCAGCTCGCGCTGCCCAGCGGGCGATGCGGACCATCAAGCCCCGCAAGGCTTACACCGACAAGAACGGCGTCAAGCACGAAGCCATCGAGGGTCGCGAGCCAGACCCAGAAGCAGCGATCGAAGCGAAGCGGCGACAGCTCCTCTACAACCAGCTCACGAAGCTGGCGCTGGAGGCAAAGGAGGAGATCCGCAAGACAAGAGAGAAGTTATTCGCCAAGGTTAGCAAGGGATCGAACGAGGCTCATAAGAAGATACGCAACGTCAACCTGGTGCATGTCGCTCGTGCAATCCTCGCGCAGTATGGATTGTTGCCGGGAGGCGCGGTGGTGGAGACAGCGAACTTCATCAAGACGATGAAGACACACAGTCCCGAATTGTTCAATCGATATGAGGAAGCCTTGGGGAAGGCGCAAGAGGCTGGCACACAAGCTGACTTCGACTATCGCAACATGACTCTCGAAGAATTCAGGGTGCTGCGCGAGATGATCGAGTCGCTGTGGTATTACAGCAAGCGGGAGAACGAGATCGAGATCGCAGGCAAGCGCGAGAAGATCGCAGAGATTGTAGCCACCCTCAAAGAGGCGGCTCTCGATGCAAGGCGTCGGAAGGTTATTCCTGGGACAGATAGCGCGACCGGTGATCGACATGCGGTGAAGAACTACCTCCAGAGGACGCGAGCCGCTCTCACCAGACTGGAGCACTACCTGCGAGAGCTTGATGGTGGTAAGCAGGGGCCGTTCACGAAGTATCTTTATCTCGAAGTGAAGGAGGCGATCAACGCCTACCGGGCTGACGCTGCGATTCACACCAAGGAGTTCGTGGACTTGCTCGATAATCTTCGGAAACAGACCGACAAAAACGGCAACAGCTTACTTAGTGAGTCCGCAATCGAGTTCCATGATGAGGATGGCAACCTCATCTACACCTTCGGTGGAAAGAACAGCAATGCCGGCGGAATGACCGAGCTTTTGGGAGCCCTCCTCCATATGGGGAACGAGTCCAATAGGTCGAAGTTCTTGGTCGCCGGTCGTGGCGGGAATGCTCAACCGTGGGCGACCCTCGTCAGGAACCCTGACGGGACGATAGCGGGTATCAACTACTCCAAGTGGGATGCGTTCATCGCCCGATTGGTTGCGGAGGGAAAGCTCACAGAAGCGCACTTCGACTTCGTCCAGGACGTGTGGAATCTGATGGAGAAGATCAAGCCGACGCTCCAGAAAGCGCACATCAAGATCAACGGCTACGCGTTCAAAGAGATCGAGGCTCAGGCTTTTGAGATCACGTTCCCCGATGGCTCAACAAAACTCTACCGGGGTGGTTATGTCCCGGCAGGCGTTGATCACGAGCGGGCCAGGCAGATCGCGCAGGGCGGTCCGACTGAAGTAACGCATGATCAGCTCATGGAGGACTTCTACGAAGGTCTTCCCAAGCTCACTGGCCCGATGACCATGAATCGTGCCGAGAACTATCGCAAGCGTCCGCTCACGATGGATCTCAGCTCGATCGCCGCGCACATCGACAAGGCTCTGCGGTATGCCCATGTCGCTCCTGCCGTCGAAGACATGGGGCGTCTCATCAGGGACGAAGACTTCCGAAGTGCGATGTCGGCTGTCGATCCGCACGCAATCGATGACCTCTTCATCCCGTTCCTCGATCGGGCGGTCACGCAATCTCTGTACGAGACCTCAAAGACTGGCACGTTCTCTGCTGCTGGTAAATTCTGGAAATACTTCCGCCGGATTGCTGGCGCGAAGATCATGGCTGGCAACTTTGTCGTTGGCTTCCAGCAGTTCACGGGGCTGGCAAACGCCATGCTCTATGTGAAGCCGCGATACATGAAGTCCGCGCTAATGACCTTCATCAGGCATCGAGGTGATCTCATGGAAGAGATCACGATCCTGTCTATATTCATGGACGATCGGCTCAAGCACCAAGCGTTCGAGCTGACCGAGGATCTTCGCGAGATCGTTCTGCATCGCAAGGGTGGCAAGCAGGTCCAGGCGACGGCAATCAGGTATTCCTACATCTTGCAGGCCACCGCGCAGAACATGGTGGACATCATCACCTGGAAGGGTGCCTTCGATCAGGCGATGGAGACAACCAAGCCGGGTGAGAACCTGTTTCAGCATGAGCGTCGCGCGATCCGCGAGGCCGACCAGGCGGTGCGGCTGTCGCAGGGGTCATTCTCCCCCGAGGATGTTGCCGGCTATGAGAAGGGCACACCACACATGCGAGCCTGGACACAGTTCACCGGCTACTTCAACACGGTGCTCAACCAGGTCTACTTCGCTCAGAAGGGAGATCGTGCCAAGGCGGCGATCATAGGCTTTGCGATCCCGATGATCGTCGCGGAGGCAATCGCGATGACACTCTACGATCGTTGGGATGACGAGGACGAGGATGGACACATCGATGGCGCAGCGTTTCAAGAGTTGTTCCTCTGGTCACAGGTGCGCGGCGCTGCGGCTATGGTGCCTGGATTCGGATCCTTCACCGTCAACATGTTCGACATGGCGTTCGGTGATCGACCGTATGGTGACCGAGTCGCGGCTGCTCCAGCAAACTCGGCCCTGTCGCGAGCAGTACTCGGATCTCTGTTAGCTATCGCCCAGGCTTACAAGGAGAACAAAGATATCAAGAGCAGAAACATCAGGGATGTGATCAGCCTGATGGCTTTGGCCTACCCATACGGCGGTCTCGCGCTGGCTCCCATCATCAGGCCGGTAAGTTACGGGGCTGGGTGGGCCATGGGTGAGCATGAGCCGACCGGCCCGTGGGACTTGGCTCGTGGACTGATTTCCGGGTATGCCGGCAAGGAAAGCAAACGGTAGAAACTGAGCAACACTCGGTGCTATGCTGCTGACCGTGCTGCCGGGTTCAAGCGCCTAACACCACCACCTATCCTTGTCGTCTCGGCCTCCCAGCCCGCATTGCGGGTCTGATCGTGACGACGAATCCGGCGGCACGCTTTCCTATGCCGGGCCGCACAGCCGCGACAGTTATTTATCAAGGGCGGGAGCGAGTTCTCGCGGAGTTGTGCCGCGAGGTCGGAGTTGACCGCCAAACGGTGCAGTATCGGCTGGATCAGGGGATGGAGGTCGAGCTGGCGTTGTTCATGCCGACCCGCACCTACCCGGCGACGACGCGCAAGAGGAAGCCGAGCCCGCCTCCCCTGGTCGTTAGCTCGGAGCCAGAAGAGAAGCCGCTGCGACCCCTGACCCCTCGATACAATCGACTGGTTGAGGATGCGATCGATCTGATGATCGATGTGCGTGGGATCTTGATCGACCTCGACACGACGCCTCGCCGGGCGAGGATCCTCGCAGGCGTCAGGCGGTGGCTGAAAGGCGCTGGCTGGCGCTAGCCGCTACCAGCACCCGCTCGGGGTCAACGCCCAGCACGGCGGCCAGGGCGGCTGCCTGAGCGTGCCTGGGGAAGGCCAGGCCACGGGTCCACCGCCAGATGGAGGTGCGGCCAACTGAGGCAGCCTCGGCTGTGCGCCGCAGACCTCGGCCTTTCGCCAGGATCAGGTCTTCGAGAGTTTCGTTCCGCATGGCACAAGTGTATCACAGAATGGTGTGAGACCCAATCCCTTGTGGGTCAGATACTTCACCCCTCGCCCCCAGGTGTGTAAACGGGGCGAGGGTCACTCCTCCTCTTCGGGGGGTGGCGTGTCCGCTCCCCAAATAATCTCCCCTGCCGTCAGCGCCCACGGCTCTTGCTGACAGCAGCTGCCATCAGCCTCGTGCTCGACAGCGAGAGAACCAACGCCACCATGCACCATCACGGAGCGCATCTTCTTCAGCTCTTTCGGGTCACGCTGAATGAGCTTCAGGTGATCAACTTTCAGTATCTTCATCACTCTCTCTCCCTGCCTTCGGTCACCTGCTCGCCGTCATCGAACTGGTAGGTGATCTGCCGGTTGTCCTCATCGACTTCGAGAACGTCGGCGTTGACGATCGACGGAATCGACATCTGGCAATCGCAGCCCTCGCGTTGTTCCTTGAGAGCGAAGTCTTCTTCGAGCGCAGCGCATGACCAGGTCGGCTCACCGTTCTCGTTTGTCCCCGGTGTCGCGCTGACGCACGTTCGGCAGTTGCGCTCGGGCATGTGGCTGCCGTGGCAGAGCCCCCAATATTGGCAGGGATATCGCGTGCCCTCCTTGCTCGTGAGCACACACGGCGGGTGCTCTCGACTGAGCTTGGCCGGGGGCTCGGTCGCGTCGATGATCGCGTAGCCGCGCTCGATGTTCTTGTTCGCGATCTTCTGATCGAAGGCCACGCGCTCGATGTAGATCTCATCGCTGTCTTTGCAGATCGCGATGTAGAGCGCGTGCTCCAGCTGCAAGCCATCCATATAGAGCTGCATCTGCACGTAGTGCTTCGGCTGCGCCGAACGCACACGCTTCTTCTTGAGTCGCTCGAAGCTCTTCTTGTTGCTGGTCTTGATCTCCAGAACGTGAGTCTCCTCGTCATCCTCGGCACTCGGCAGCCCGGTGACGAGGCCGTCGACCGACCCGCCGTAGTGTCCGCTACCGACACGGAACTGCTCGCCAGTCTCGGGGTCGACCTCTTCGACTTTGAGCCCCGCCCGGCGCAGGTCGCGGACGACCCACTCCTCTTCGCGGTTGCCGCGCTCGAACAGGCGCAGCATCCTGCCTGAGTGGTCGGGCTTGGCGGCCCACCGGAACGACAGCCAGAGATAGCGGTCGCAGCGGTGGCCGAGGATCGATGCACCGAGGTGCTCGCGTCGCCAGTCTCCCGCGTCTCGCTGGTAGTTCTGGAAGATTTCGCGAGACAGCAGATAGCTCTCAGTTTGGTTGATCTTCATGGTCTTTCTCAGTTGGGGGGAAAGGTGTGGCAGCGCGCTCAACTCTGCTGCTCCTCATGGTGGAGAAATCGAGTCGATCGGCCATGTCGTGCAGGAAAGAAAGGAACTCCCGGCCCACGCGCCGCCACGGGGAGCACCGGCCAGCCCCGCCTGGGCGAGACTGGCGGTGCCAGGTCACTACTTCCAGGCGCGCATCCCGACATTCGCCTGAGCTATGCTTGGCTGGTTGTCGGTGGACGACGGAGGCGACACGCCCGGCGCTTCCATCGTCTTTTCTGAGCCCGTGGCCGTGAAGCCAGCAACGTCGTTGCTCGCGTCGTAACCGTCGTGGGCCGGTCGGATCTTCAGCCGAACCATCAGCGCCTCACCGAGTAGCTGATCGCTGCTGGCGAGGTCAAGCTGGCCGATCGCGTGAGCGATCGCGGACAGCATTCTCTTGGCGATGTTGCGCGTCGAGTCCTGCTTGTGGTTGATGCACAGGTAGGTGAACACGCGACGCCCGCCGCATTTCGGGTGCTCATTGCCGTTGATCTCGAACTGGAGCTTGAGCATCTCGCCCGCGTCCGGCTTCTTGCCGGTCAGCAGTTCAGCCGCGACAACGTGTGCGTGATACCAGCCTGCCGGAAGCGGCTCGAACTGGTCTTGGTGTGGCGAGACAGTGCTCGCATCGAAGTTGAGGTTTCCCATGGTGTTTTCCTGTGGGGTTGGGGGTTGTTGGTTACTTGGCCGCGACTGCCTTGGCCTTGGCTTTGGACTTGGTCTTCTTGGGGGGAGCAAAGAACGGCGCGACCTCGTCCCACATCAGCGGGAGCTGGTCGGGCATCGCGTAGCGGTTCTTCGCACGGAACGCTGGGCGCTCGTTCGTGTGGAGCAGGCGCTCGCCCTTGCCGATGCCGCGCTTTTTGCCGGTGTTGCCGCCTGCGTCAACCACCGTGACCTCGTAGTTGGCGAAGAGGACTGCGTCGGCCCACTCGCACACCGCAGCGTCAGCGTGCTTGTGCAGCCTCAGCTGATACCGCTCGTAGGGGTCGGCCTCGGGGCTCTCGAACCGAACCACGGCGCTGTGCGCGATCGCGACGATCGCCATGCCCTTCTCCTCGCGGAGGATGTCGAGCCCGCGCAGCAGCCTGCGCCACTCAGTCAGCGCGTGCGTGTAACCCTTTCCGTAGCCGAACTGCTCGATGCGCTCGACCTTGCTGCCCTTCTCGTGGGGCACTGTTTCGCACACGTGGTCCCAGATCATCGGTTCGAGCTTGTCGAGCGAGTCGAGGACCAGCGTGCCGTAGCTGTGTTCTTCCTGAATCAACGAGGTGACCGACTTGATCACCTCGTCGTAGGTCGTCGGGCGCGGGAACGCCTCAACTTGGAGCTGGCCGAGGCCGTCCTCAACCGGGAGGAAGACAGGCTGCGGCATCGACGCCGCGAAC